GTTGGACAAACTGATGGAGATAACTTCATCCCCGCTGCATACCAAGGTTGGTGGTTAACTGAACTCTGATGGCATTCTACAACAGACTAAAGACAATGAAGAGCGCCCCCATCGGCACTATCATGCCGTGGTCGGGTAGCTCTTCAAGAACGGGAGCTAATCCTGATGGTATCCCTCACGGGTGGATTCCATGTGATGGAACTTCATACCCAGCACAGGATTATCCTTTGTTGGCAGCACACTTGGGAAATACTTATGGTCCCACTGATGAGGCTATTCAAGGAAACTTTCCTGATTTTGATGATGCTGATTTGTTTAGAGTTCCTAATCTAAACGGTCGTGCTATGATTGACCTTGAGAGAGAATATCTCTTACAAGAAAAATATCAATATGGACAGTCTGATGCTGAGCAAGTAATTGGTGATCTCATTTCTGAAGATGGAACTGGTGTCACGCCACCTGCTATCTACAGTGCTGATACTGATTTGCTATTTGAAATGGATCCTCTGGACAACATGGCAGGTAGGATTCAAGAATTTACGTTGAATGACCCAACATGGTCTAAAACATATTATACTATTGGTAGAAAACTAGGTATTGACCATACACCAGGACACAAACACAGTGGACAATACACTACTGCCGTTCCTTCTGGTAAGTATGTGCAGGTATTTGAAGCACCAACATTCCAGACATCTGGTTCTCCAAACTATGAATCAGCAAACCTAACTGGTGTTACATCATCTGATGGTGCTGATGTTTGGACTAATGGATTTGGATCTATTACTTATTATGATGAGAACACTCTTGTTCTTACTGATAGTACAAAAACTTTTACGCAACAAACAATTCCCAATGTTGGATTAACCAGAAATATTCCTCCTTCTGGTGCATATTCGGGTAGTTTTTCTGACACATATAACTACAATCACCAAGAAGTAGCACATACTGGAGTATTCCCTGTTCCAATTCAAAGTTTGCTTGGAAGACCAAACTACATTGGTGGCGATGATACAGCGACATTCCCAACAAACTTAAGTCATGCTGCTGAAAACTTTACTGAAGCAAACCTCGCTAACCATAACCACTTCAGTTTTGACATTACAATGAACAAGAGTGGATTGAGAGCACCACAAAACCTTGCTATCAATAACATTCAGTCATACACGGTTAATGTGTCTGACATTGAAAAGGCATTAAATATTGTTATGGACAACAATACTCCATCACAAACGATCATTATGATCATTAGGGCATACTAAAATGGCAGCATTTTTAAACCAAGAAAGAGCAAAGGTCGGAACAACAACGGGAACTATTATTGCGTTCCCCAAAGAACTTGATATTAATGATCCTGCAATTGGCGTTGGATTAAATTTATTGCCTGCAGGATACATTAGATGTGATGGTAGTGTGTATAATGAAAATACATATCCAGCACTTGCACAAATCTTGGGACTTGGTGATGCTTGTGTGTTTAAACAACCTGATGTTACACTGAATGCTGATCAGTTTCAAGTTCCAGACTTAAGATCTAAGTTTATTCGAGCATCTAGTGCATCTGACCAAGGTGTTATTAATGATAATACAGTTATTAGTGGTACTGGATTAACAGTTGAGAAATCTGGTGTTGGCGTTAATGTATCATCCAACGTTGGATCTACTGCTGTTGTTGATCTCTTTGGTCAGTTTAGAATTCCAGCATTATCCGAAGATCTTAGAGGTAATGTTGCATTTACCAAACCAAGAACCCCAGATGAAGAAATCGTACCAGCGACAGCATTTCAACCTCACGCACACTTCACTACAACATATAGATGTAGAATCAAGAGAAGATCTGGTAGTGATGTGTTTGAATTGAACTACTATACTAACGCATCTACTATCGGTGTCGGAAACTGGTTTGATGCTACAGATGAGCAACCAGCATGTAAGTTCTACGCACAATCTGAAGTTTGGAATAGTGGATCATATACATCTGGTGGTACTGGAACAACGTTTGAATACTATGGTATTTGTAAAGGAAGTTGCTCTGGATTTGACACTAGTTGCTTAGTTCCTTCTGGTAAGAGTTATCCTGTTGATACTACTCCAGAAGGTCCATGTTATGTTAACGTTGTTCTACTCGGACAATTTGAAATGGGATGTGCATCATCAAGCTACACTGTTGGTCCAAACTATGTTGAAGGAGCAGATGGTGTTGGTAGTGATAACGTTCCCCTTTCTGGTGATAATGGATATTCACACAATCAATCACTAGCAAACGTACTTCCATTTGATACTTCTGTTGATGGCACTCAACCAGCATATCCTCAGATTTCAAACACTGTTGAGACAACTGAAGCATTTGATTATGAAGAAGATCCAACTCAACATACGCATAATATCTCATACGAAATTTCTGAGACGAATTATACGTTAAATACTAGTGAGTTCTTTGTAAGTACAGAGGGCATGGAAGCGTCTGTAAATATTCGTACAGAAACAGATACAAAGATTGACAATCTAATCGCTCCCTTCATTATGGTTGACTATCTAATCAAGATCTAGTATGTCCAGAAATATCCGCTCTAATTATCTAACAGATAAAGTAACTTTTGGTGCATCTACTATGCCGATTGGATCTATTGTTCCAATCTTCAAAGCAGATGATGATAAGGTTGCAGATAATGGCGTTGTAACTCAACTTGGATCAGTTGTCTCTGGTGCTGGTGGGGGAAGCGGGTATTTTACTGATCTTGGAACAACTTCTGGGTATCCAACAGGTCCAGTTGAACTAACTATTCAACCAGGAAATTTGTCTGTTGGAAATGATGAGATTAATTATCCCAATCATCCATTCATTGATGGTGATAAGATTACGGTAGTAGAAGCAGAACAAGCACCAAACATTGCTAAACTTGGTGGTTCTATTCAAAGTTTTACTGTAACCAATGGTGGATCTGGTTATTCAACTCCTCCAAATATTCAAGTTACTGATAATGGTAGTGGACCTGTGTCCGCTGGATCTTTCTCTGTTGTAATTAACAATGGATCTGTCACCCAAATCAACGTATTGAATGGTGGTGAAGGTTATCAGTTCCCTCAGGTTTCTTTTACTGGTGGCGGTGGTAATGGTGCAGCAGCTACAGCACAATTATCTCCTGGTGGCGATGGTGGTGTGCAATTTGAACGTGGATTTACTTTTTATGTTCAATATGTAGATGCCAGCACTTTTAGAATCGGTAGAAGTAATGCTGACATCCTTGCTGGAAAGTATTACAACGTCACTGATCTTGGATCTGCTGGTACATTTAAACTTTCATCAACAACTGGATTTGGATTGAGAGTTGGTGTCGCTGCAAACTTAGATAGTTCTGTTAATTTTGTTACAATCAAAAGTCCTGGATATGGTTATGAAGACGGTGATGTAGTCTATATTCTACAACCTGGAAGTGATGGTCTTGCTAGAGTAGAAATTGTTTCTACAGTAAGTGATACAGGTGATAATCCAGAAGAACAATATCCTGGATTCTTATATTGTGATGGCGGTGAATATAATGCACAGGACTATCCATTATTGTATGAGATTCTGAGTAATGATTATGGTGGCACTGGAGGAACATATAATCCATCTGATTTTGGTCAGACTAGTGGAGTAACATTTAAAGTTCCTGACTATAAAACTAGAAAACTAGTTGGAGCAGGCGGTGGTGTTTCTGGTGGAGGATCTCCTGTATCAGGTAATGTCATCTCCACAGTTGGTGCTACTGGTGGTAAATGGTTCTTCTCTAAAAATGATCAGGAAGCATTATATGACATTGGTAATATTGTTATCAGTGGATATGATAATGTGACCGATTTTGTTGCTGGTACTTTGAGTGGTGATGTTACCATTAAGATTGGACCTTTACAAGAAAAATTAATTTCTGCAGTTCCAGAACACGAACATGCTATTCTTACATCAGAAGCACCAGAAGCAGGTGCATTTGAGGGTGCTGGATTCTTTGCTGATGATCACTCTGCTGGATTTAAGAATGGCACAGGACAGGTTAACTTCTTCCTGCCATCTGGTGGTGTTCCTTT